TAGCTCCAGCGTCATCAGCATTTACAGATTGAGTGCCTGCAAATCCCATCATCATTACACCGCTATGAGTTCCTAAAGTAAAACCTGCATCATCTACATGAACTACATTATCTATTAATTGTAATGCTGTAATCATTGTAGCCTGGTTAGCTGCAGTAGCTCCACCAGAAGGTAATCCTGATGATAGTATATCTACTTGTAAATGACCATCAGTATCCACAAGAGGTACATAGCTTGTCCCTCCAGTTCCAGTTTTAACTGTATGACTAAACATCAAAGCACTATCTTCAGCTTTATCTAGATGAACCTCGATAGCTATATCTGAGCCCTCTGTCTTTAGAGTTACATTATCGATGTCTACCTTTAATGCATCTCCTCCTGAATTCAAGACCTTGTTTAATATCTCTCGTTCTAAATATTTTAAATTATCTGCCATAATTTTATCCTGTTACTACATAGCAATACTTAGTTCCACTTGCGCCTTGGCCCTCAACGTGAACATAAGTTGCTCCATTTGGTATTAAAAATTTGTGTGTTTTACCACTTTCTATTCTAAGTGAATCGTTTCCGTTTGCATCCCCTGATGTATTGTCAAAGCCAATTGAACATAGTTCATCACAATATACATATAATACTGTGTGGCCTGTGGGGACTGCTAGATTAACTTCATCATTTGTACCACTACTGCAAGTAGTACCTCTTGATGCTTCTGTCCATGCTGATGCATACTCTGAGTTCAATGCTTGTACACCAGCATATTTGTGTAGATTTTTTGCAACTGCCATTACGATGCCTCCGTATATTTAGTTGATTCGACCATGCTGGTGGTCGATATTGAATTTTCAGTAAATGATGCAGCTGTTAGATCAGCAAGTTCTGTATCTGCTTTTGAATACTCAGATGCTTCAGTCATTGTGGCTGAGGCAATATCACTTTCAGTATAAGAGGAACTGCTTAATGTAACTTCTGTCATGCTTCGTCTTTGTCTCTAGTTGCGTAAGTAGTAGGTTCAAATCCCTGTCCTCGGATAACTGTCTTTCCCACTCTTCCTATATTACCATATTTCTTACCTTCTACTACGCCTTTTTCATATTGGTTTTCCCAATATTGTGCTGCTGCTAAAGTCTCAACATTTAATTCATATCCACGTTGGATTGCCTTAGCTACAACAGCATGTCTAAATTCTTCTGGTATGTCTGGTTCTTCAGCATACCCTACTTTGCCAGATTCTGAATCAGCGGATACTAACTGATTAGGTCTTTTAACTGCAAATATAGTTATTGTCTTTACTTCACTTGGAGATGCATATGTAGTATCTGAATTTTCTATACTACGTTTAACAATGGCAATACCGTCACGTTCTACCCACCAAGCAAATTTTCTATTCTCAGTAGCCATTATTCTAATCCTACATGTTTAGTTAAGTATTGCTCTGGAGTCATACCACCTCTTAAGTGTAGGCCACCTTTAGCTGCTCTCCCTTTTTTATCAACACCCCATTGTCCAGTTAAAAACTGCTGATATTCATATATAGTTTCAGCTAAGTCTTCTCCATAATCTTCTGGCGTAAGCTCTAAGATTACTTTCGCTAAGCTTGGGCTAATGTTTCGACCTGCCTGAAGGTGTCCATGTGCCATGTTCATAATTTCTTTAGCATGGTCTCTCTTTACTTCACCATTACCTCTTACGCCCAGGAGTTGTTTTATTCTTGAAGGATTTGGGTAAGATGTAAATGTTTCATCTTTTCCTTTATTTCCTAAATACATTGCACCTAACCCTGCACCTATTCCTGCTAATGCTAGTTTCATGTTATGTCCCTAACTTCTGGTCTTGTTCCTAATCTTGGAATATCATATCCATCATAATCTACAGATATGATTTCTATTATATCATCAGACAACCCATAATATCTTTGGTCTGCTACAGTACTAAAAGTAAATGCACCTGTTAACATCCTGGTTCTTCTGCCATACTCAGAAAGAGCTTGGTTCAGCCAAAGCCTTATTTGAGCTTCTGCTATATTTGGATGATGCTGCCTAACCATTTCTATCATTTGCTTCTGTGTCATTTCTGTTGACCTATTCTTTGTAATTCTTTTTCATACTCTTGCTTCAATGTGGCAGCGTGACTTAAAGAACTTGCGTGCAATTCAATATCTTCATTGTTCTGGTCTTCCGCTGCTAGTTTAATCATAAATTTGGCTGCTGCTCCTAGAGTAACCGCATATTCTGCAGCATCTGGAAAGCTCGATATTCCAGTATCGCCATGAGCTACAGAAGATGGATAGTCATACTTTAGTATTTCCCCGTTTTGGCTTACTGTTGGAGCAGGCATAATTCTTAAAGATTTTCCCTCAAAATAAAATATAGGATCTCTGTCCTGTGCTGGATCTGCATAATGTATACTTCCAGAATCTACAGTTCTTCCATATTGACCAAATGGTATTTCATTTGCATAGAATCCATTTCTGCTAACCGCTAAGATTCTCGAGTTCTCAATTGTAGTTGGATTTGATGTAACTGTAGCTAATGTAGCATTTCTAATTAATACATCTTTTGGAAGTAGATCAGATACTTCCCTGGCTGATGCATTAAGCATATCACTTAAGCCAGAAGTATCACTTACCGTTCTGCCAAGTAAATCTTCTACTTGTAATTTAAATGTTTGCATTCATTTCCTTTTAACAAGGGGAGGGATATCACTCCCAACCCCTTGTTATCATTGTTTTACCCAGCGTCTACCGTTGCTTTTGTTGAACCATTGCATAGCCAGTAAGTGCCATCACAAGTAATCTCAATCGTATCATTAATTGCGCCAGCATTTAATGTTAACGATGATACTGTCTCGTGTATGTCTCTACCAGTATTTGTTGCATGGTCGGTACCATAGCTACCATGATAGTATATTTTACTTGCACCACCACTTACCACATGCTCACTATCATCCCCTGATATAACTTTACAGGAGAATCCTTTGTAATCATTTGATATAGTAGGTAGTGTAACTGTTATTGCAGATCCAGACAAAACAAATGTTTTGCCACTATCTGCATTACCAATACTATAGGCTGCTGTTTTGCTTTCGACAGATGCGGTTGTTCCACCAATATATGGTCTAGCCATTTAAACCTCCTTAATCAGTTATCTTGAATAACTTGTGAGATTCGATCAGGGTTATACCAATACCTTCATCAGACATATACTGGTCTTTTACGCCATCAAACGCATTATCAGTTTTGATATTTGTTTGATATACAGGAGGTCTGTATACAGAATGGAATAAATTCTCTTCTGATACTACCATCATGTATTTGTTGTAAGGGCCACGTAAGACTGGTGTAGGGATCAACATAAGAACACCATGAGGAGTTTCTAGTTGACGGTAGTTGAAACCAAGTGTGTTTCTTTCAGATGGGCCCATATTAACAGTCCAACCTGAATTTCCACCGAACCCTGAAGCTCCTTCCATCTTAGACCAATAGCTCATTGCGCCCATTCCACAGAAAGCCATCTTCATTCCAGATTCTGGAACATATTGGAAGACTTTTTCCATGTCATCTACGAAATCGCCATAAGCATAAGTTGCTTCAGATACGGTGAAGTAGTTCTGGTCATCACCAGAAGTTGCACCATAATCTGCTAGGGCGGTTACAATACCTTTTGTTGTGCGAACTTTATTCCCATCGGAATCTGTTATTCCACCATCGGAAAATGATTCTGCAGAAGTTCCATCTCTGGAGTCCTTCAGACCTGTTCCATATGGTGAATCACCAAATAAGAACGCACGTTCTTTTTGGATCTTGTGTTCTTGTGATTTCTGCAAACGTAATCTAGCTAGTTCAGATGACTCGCCACGAAGTGCTGCTGCCTCTAGGGTACCAGTAATTTGTAGGGGAGTTTTAAAAATCTGAGTACTATTCCAGACTACTTTTAGTTCGTCTGCCCATGCTTCAGGTGCTGTTGTACCCTCGCCATGTGCATTACCAACCACAATGAAGATATCATTATCTGCTGCGTCAATCGCAGCTGCACCAACGTTCTTGTACTTAAGAGTACTTGATGATGATGCTTCTGTTATCACAACGTGACCTCTAAGTGTGTCTAGATCTTCATTCCAAACTTCACACTCAAGACCTAGCCAAGAGCTGTCAATAGTGCTTGATAATCCAACAATGTTATCTATAGCAAGAGCAGAAGCTAATTCTGCTGTAGTAGCTACTGAATCTGGATTAGCAT